TTAGTTCCACCATTGCAGTAAAACAAGACATCTCAGACTTGGATAGTACACAAAGTCAGGGTATATATCAGTTATCTCCCAAGAAATTCAAGTTTACCTTTGATACTTCAAGGGACAATATTGGGCTAATAGCCGAAGAAGCAATGGCTGTCAACCCTCTTTACGCGTTGTACTACGAAGATGGAACGCCGGGTAATATTGATTGGAACGCAATAGTGACGTCGTTGGTGAAGGAAGTACAACAAATGCGTGAAGAACTCACTGCAACACAGACAGAATTAGCTGATTTGAAGTCTTCATTAGGACAATAGTTGTAATAGTTCTAACAGTTTGACTAACTTAATAATTTAAATCTGAAGTAGATTTAAAGTATTACTGCAAAGAGTTTTCTTCTTTTAACCAGACTTATTATAGAATTTGATTCTTGCTTTTCTTACTTCTTCTCTAGTTAGTTTTTTATCTGTTTTCTCCTCATTTTCAGGGGTACTACTATCGCTTGGTGTTGGTGTATTGACAGTGGTTGATGACCTAGCTATATCGATTAAAATACATAATTGATTGTACACATTGTCGTACGTTTCGCTGTGAATATTGAAGTTGTATAATTGGGGTTGTATTTCTTCTTCGAGAAAAACCTTTTTCATAGTTAAAGTTTCCAAATCATCTAGTTCATCTGGCAAAGACTTGCTGTATATTTGCTCATCAATACTCTGAAGAAAAACTTTTCTGTCATACTCACTTAAAACGCTTTCGTACAAACAGTCATTATATTCCTCGTCCGGTTTTCTAATATCCATCTCGATATTAGGAAACAATTTTGTACTTTTTTCAATTTTATGTTAGAGTAATCAATCAGTTTTCTTACTGTAGTAACTCGCCCAATTATCTGGCGGATTTTTCTTTCCTCCATCATAAGGAACTGCTAACTTTTTCTCTAGTAACCATTCGCTAACATTGATATCATTGTATATGACATCGGCGACTATTCTGTTAGCATACTTATCAGGCTTCACGTTTTCAATTTCAACCATATTCTTAAATAACAAAAGCCCTACTTTGTCTCTTGCTATTTTAGCGACCTTTTTCTCCTCTTCACATTTCGCGCTTATTTCCGGGCAGTCTATTCCACTTAGACGAACATTGTACTTGTAAAACTTTCCAACTGTATTTTTTGGTTTACAAACTATTGTTATAGTATCACCATCGTATATTTTCATCACTCGTCCTTTGTTGACATCAGGTAAAAAAAATTCAACCTGTTTCAGATCAATATCTTTTGGTATATATTCGCTTTCAATTCTCTCCTCCACTGTTTCCTCTTTCGTTTTAGTTATCTTACTACATATATTATTACTGCTTTCCTTGCAACAGGTTAGACCCATACAACCGTTCTCCCTTATTATATTTGTAAATCAATTTCACTCAAGCTACATTCCGGAATTTCCTACTTTTCTTCGTTTTAAGATAAAGTTTGGAATTGATGGTTCACTCCCCTCTATATTCTGTAACAAAAGGCTGAACACGTCAAAGTCGTATTTAACGGGATTTCTTTCATCGATGGGTAAAAACAATTCTGTTGTGATCTGTCTAGATAAGTCCGAATACTGCAGCGCGGTATTTCTGTGTGCAGATGATCTCTCCGAGTATTGCCAAAAACCAGAAAGTGCTGCTATTACGCTGTTTACCCCACTAATTCCAGCAATATAGTATACGAGCTCTGAATCGTAAACTGAGGTGTTATACGTTGTTAATATAGTTAGGGAAGTACTCAAAAGAATGTTAGGATATGTGATATATCTGTACCACTTGTTAAAATACTTGCTTGCTTCGTTATGCATATCCCGCTTCGCTTTGCAACAATGTAGAAGGCTTTCAAATCTATCGAGGACGCTTTCCGTCCATCCGTTTCCGTAATCTTTTTCTCTATCTTTTTCGGAAAGTCGTAAATCGTGAATCGAGTTGCTGTCAATCGATTCCTCAACTGTAACAGCAACTTCACCATCAGTATCGTCATCGTGTATATGTTCGTGTTCAGAATCACTCATTTATTATAAAAAAATAATAAATGCTAAAATCACAAAGGCTCAAATGAAATATCTGAATCTATCTCGAACGAATACCGTATATCTACTGGTTCGTCGATATCCGCATCGCTAAACGACAAAGGTGAAACCACTAAGTTTTCTTTTCCCCTAGACTTTTTCCGCAGAAAACAACTCTCCTTGCATAAATTGCTAATGAAATAAAACCAATTCATTTGTTTTTCACAGGTTTCTTTTAAACTACTTTTATGTGACTAATTACGTATACAACACTTACCTTATCATATACCGTTCTGCTTTAGAAGTTTAAACTAGACCAGTTCCAGCCTAGTTTTGTGAAGAGTTGTTTGGAAACATCGTCGTGGAAAAGCTGCCTATCAACGGTTTTCAAGAAAGTGAAATCATTCTGATTAACCGGGTGTTTATGCCTCTTAAGTAACTGGTATAGGATGTTTTTTGTGTTTATGAAGTTTTTCCTATCTAGATGCTTGAACATTACGTCGTATAACTCCGTTAATTTGTCGAAGTCTTCGAGTAATTTTTCTTCCAAATGAGTTATATCATCAGGTTTGTTGCCGGTTATCCTGTAGTGGATCAAATTGATGTTCTCGTAGTACTTAGTGTAACCCAAATCCTTGAGGAAGAGGAGTATGGTTTGTTTCGAGATGCGTTTATACCTTTCTTTCTTTGGAGTGTTTTCGTCGCCTTCGAGTAAAAAGTGTTTTCTGAATTGGTCTTCTAAATCATCGAAAACCACCTGGTCAATAGTAGAGTTCTCCTTGCCTTGTAGGCATTTTATAGCATCGCGGAAATGGATGCGTCTGTCGTAAGTGTACTTCGATGATATGTTAATTCTGTCAGAATCTTTGTAAGACGAACTGTATGAGGGGACAACTTGTTCAGAGCTACAATGTAGACATATGTGAATATTGTTTTCCACCACTTCAAAATCTACTCTGTTATCGCAATTCTGGCAAATCACTAGCGGTTTCTTACGCTTCTTCTTTTTTGGAGGAGACTTTAGAAAAGCATCTAAGTTGATATATTTCGCAGCCATTTTAAGATATTTTTTCACCAGTGCTTCCTTTTCTTTGTTGTTCATAGGCTTAACAGACGTAAAGGATACTTTTATGGGTTTCTTGAGTATTTTCTTGTAGTCTTCGAGTATTTGAAAAGTGTCCATAATGTAGTAATTAAAGCGATTTTCTTGCGCTTTCTCTTCTATTTCGTCGTTTAATTCTGAACAGTATCTGTCAATTATGAGAAAATTGTCGTCATTATCGCACAAAGAGTTCTTGAATTCGACAAGAGTGTCGTATTTCTCTTGTTTATTGTCTACTTGGTTGTACAGGCTTTTGAAAAATTCTTTTATTTTGTTGTCTAAATTCAATATATCTACAGTAGTAGCCATTTTTTATTACAATCTATTTCTTTAAGAAGTCGAAAAAATGTTGTTTATCATATCTTCATCATCGTTCGTTTCATTTGCATCTTTTTCTGAAACAACTTCGTCTTCTGATGGGAGATCAACCTCTTCAGTATCCGTCAAATCCTCTTCGTCGATATCTTCTCCGTCTATGTAGTTATCAATCTGTCCATAAGACAACTTGTCGATCACTTTTCCCATTCTTTCTTCATTGTCGTCTTTCTTTTTGAATTTGAAGTTGATCATATCGAGTTTACCATCGAATTTCCTATGCCACTGGTGATGGTTCAATTCAACTTTAGTCATTTGTTTAGCCGTCGATGCAGAAACCAAGTGTTCCAAATCGATGTCGAATGTGCTTTCGTCATCCATCATATACCAATCCACTGCTTCAATTTGTGCCTGTAAGAACTTTAAAGCCTGTTCGTTACCTTCATACTTGATGAAATAATACCAGCACTCTACTTCTTTATCATTCATTTCTTGGAGTATCGCATACCGTTGTTGTTCCATTTTAATCATCACCTTACATTTCTTAAATTAGTTTATACTTTTTTTTGGTTGTAATAAATGGCAACCTCAAAACGGAAATCATCTACAAAGAGAAAGTCTAGAAAGAAAAAGCGCAGGTCGAAATCAATTTGCAAGAAAAGAGTTTCTGATAAAATAAGAATTAATATGGATGAATACAAACAAGGAAAGTTTTCTTCAAGACAGCAGGCAATTGCAGTATCATATAGCCAAGTGAGCAAGAAATACCCTTATTGCAGAAGATATCTGAAGCTTAGTCCCAGAAAAAGATCTACCAAGAAACTAGACAAAGGATTATCAACCCGACCATACCGTGTTACGATAAAACCGTCGACCCGCTCAGAGAAGAAGTATATGGCGACTTTTTATGACAAGGACAATAACAAGATCAGAACAACTCACTTTGGCGCGTATGGTATGTCCGATTTTACGAAGCATCGTGACCCCGAAAGGAAACAAAGGTATATCAAAAGACATAAAAAGCGAGAAAACTGGAATGATCCAATGAGTGCGGGTGCATTGTCGCGATATATATTGTGGGGAGAACCGACTCTCAGGGAAAGCATTAAAAAATATAAAAAGAGATTCAAATTGAAGTGAAAATGAAAAAGATTACTTAAAAACATTAACTCTAAAAGTATAATGAAAGGGAAACTGCATTTACACAAAAAGAATAAACACAAAAGAGATAAAAGAGTCAGGTTTATTGAAGTAGGACACCAATATTTCATTGATGGAGATTGCACTAATATTGTATCTAGTACCTCACTTATTCACAAGTACTTTGGTGCATTTGACGCCGAAGGAATAGCAAACAACATTGTAAAGTCCGCCAAATGGAAAAACGACAAGTCGTACAAGTATTACCAAATGAGTGCAAGTGAAATAAAAGAAATGTGGAACAATTCCGGAAAGGAAGCATCTAATCTAGGAACAATAATGCACGAGAAAATTGAGTACTTTTACAACGACAATGAAGTAGAACTCCTAGAAGATGAAAAAGAATTTGAGTATTTTTTAAACTTCTACGAAGACCACAAAGATTTGCAGATATACAGGACAGAATGGGTTGTTTTCGTGGAACACTTGCGACTATGTGGTTCAATTGATGCTACATTTATAAATGAAGATGGTACACTATCTTTAATGGACTGGAAACGCAGCAAAGAAATAAAGTTCGATGCTTTTGGGTCTAAAACTGCGAAGGTTCCATTACACCACTTACCAGATTGTAATTACAGTCAGTACTCGTTACAACTGAACTTATACAGGAGAATTTTGGAGGATTATTATGGGAAAACAGTAAGAGATATGCATCTTGTGGTTTGTCATCCGAATAATCGAAATTATATTAAGATTCCGGTAAGAAAAATGGATGAAGAGATCGATGTCATCTTCAAACAGCGGGAAGCCTATATGAAGAAAATAAATGAAATTCAAAAATGAATTGTTTAATTCGCATTCTTTACAATTTCAAATGATTAACTTGAAATTGTTGGACTATACATCTAGAAGCTTTGTCGTTATTGGCGAAGACACTAGAGCTCAGAAGGAAAACTTGAAAAAGTTAGGTGGAAAGTGGAACAGTAGGTTAACTAATAAGGAAACCGGTGAAAAGTTTGGAGGATGGATATTTTACAGTGACCTGAGACCTTCTGTTGAAGAATGGCTTAAAAATCCCACGAAACTACCTGAACGTTCTACTTCTCATACGCATAGTAATCCAAGAATAGAGCAATTGGAAAAAAGAGTAAAAGAACTAGAAGCTGAACTAGAGAATATTAAGAGATTGGTGATTAGTGATAACTCTGTAGATTCAAGCGAATACGCCAAACTATTGAGCGAATCAGACGAAGAAGACGAAATTCCTAGAAAAAGACTTTTGAAGTAAAAATCTACTTAAAGACTTGTAATATATAAGTAGGAAGTAAACAGCAAAAAACAAAAAAAAACAAAAGATGCGCTGATCCTTTGGATTTCGGTGTTAACACAAATGCTTCCCGGTGGAACGTACAGCAAATTCACAAAATAAACACTTTTATAGTTTACAACAGTTCCTAGTTAAACACCATTGTAACTCAGTTGGGAGAGTTTTGGCCTTTTAAGCCAATGGTCGCGGGTTCAAGTCCCGTCAGTGGTTGACTTATATAATATTAAATTATTATATAACTTCAATTAATTTAGTAAGGTTGAGCGGGCCAAACTGAGTAAAATAAACCTTTTTCAGTTTGCTTGTCGCAACCAGTGTATACTTTTTCCTTTGAACTAGAACCACAACC